GCAAAAGACAAAGACTTTGTGCAAATATGGGATATCACAAGTACCTGTAAGTATGCAAAGCGACATCTTACACAACGTAAGAAGTTTTACAAAGAAGCACAGTATCCGTTTACTTTAGAAAAAGTAGATTGGCAATGAGAGGAAAAATATGAACATACTGACACTAGATAATAAAGCATTTTCCTTAAACAATTTGCCTGAACAAATTGAAGAAGATATTAGATTTAGCGTATTAGATAATTCAGATCCAAGTAATCCTGATTTTTATTTTATGCCTTTGATCTTTTTAGAATCTTTTAGTTCTCCAGCGATTGTATTAGAAATCGGAGGAAAAGAAGTAAGTATGCCACTTGACTGGCATATTGCAGTAGGAGATAGTACAAGCGGAAACGATTTGGAAATTCTTCCACTAACATCGATTAATGATAGAGGCTTTGAAGCATTTATTTTTAATCCACTAACAAGTTTTAAACCAGACTTTGCAGATTTAAAAGTTATTAATTTTTATAATGATGTTAAATGGCACGTGCCTAAGAGTAAGAACGGACAACTACTAAGTGTTCCTATTACCGAAGGCGACAATCCATTTTGTGCATTCTTTATTAAAGATGTATCGAGGCAAATTGAAACTATTGATTACGGAGAATTGTTTTAATGGATAAACTGTTTTCTGACAAATATGCTTCATTGCTTAATCAATTACATAATAAGAAACCACATTTTGGAGACTCCGGTAGGTACAAAGGTTTAACCAAGTGGATGCAAAAACACAATGCCAAGACTGCAATCGATTATGGTTGTGGAAAAGGTTTTGTAATGGAAAGTGTAAAACAAGACTTGCCAGGAGTTACAGTAATAGGATATGATCCAGGTATGCCAAACTTTGCTTCAATACCGACAGAAGCAGTTGATGTTGTTTATTGTACTGATGTGCTTGAACATATTGAACCAGACATGATTGATAATGTTTTAAAACATATTCATAGTTTGTTTAATAAGTCTGCTTGGTTTGTTATTGATACTGTGCCTGCTAAGAAACACTTACCCGACGGACGTAATGCACACCTAATTATTGAAAATCAAGAATGGTGGACAAATAAAATAAAAGAAAATATGCCAGGTATTAAGTTTGATGAGAACTGGTTTAGTAAACGTAGAATTGTAATGGAACTTGTGAAAGATGGAACGAATTGATATTAGTCCACACTTAGTATACAAAGTACACTGTCCTTTAGACTTGTCTGCAATAGCAGAACGAGGTGCTAAACTGTTAGACACTATTCATGATTCAGGTGAAGTAGAACAACAAGGTGGCATAACAAGTACGGGACATTTAGATGCTCCTCATATGTGGCCTGAAACACAGATACTTAACAACTGGTTACGAGCAAAAGCAGAACACGTTCTTAAAGAATGGAATATTAATTTTAATAGTTTTGGTGTAACTAAAAGTTGGGTAAACAGTCATTATAACGGTGCTTGGACTGATGCACACGATCATGGGGATAGCCATTTAGTATGTTCTGTCTATCTTCAACAACCCGACTACGGCGGAAACTTAGAGTTTGAGAATCAAGGTCGTCAACTGTTTGCGGGTTATCCACGCTTTGCCCAGAACAAATCAAAACTACATAATTACTTTACAGAGGTAGAAGTAAAACAAGGAGATGTTGTTTTCTTTCCTGGTTGGTTAAGTCATAGAAGTCAACCTAATGAATCCTTAAACAGAAGAATTGTTATGGGGATGAATTGGCATTGTGCATTACAACGCCCACAACAAAAAGATAACGATCATATAACGAGGCAAGATGTTTAATATTTGGAATAAACCATCAACTATTATATTAGATTGTTTTACTGATCAACGAGTTATCCACGATGCATATGAACCAGTACTTGCTAAAGATTGGATGCCAGATTGGTGGAAGAAGATGCCTGCCACACGTAAATTTGACAGCAGAACATATCAAGGACTAGACAATGCTACACTAAAACGTTGTCCACACGTTAATCAATTGTTAACAACAGGAGTAATTTTTCCTGCTTGGATGCAATTACGCATTAAAACTTTTGACCAACCTGATCAAGCAATGGTGCAAACATATCCCGAGAACAGTCCTGTTATTCCGCATGATCCTCAAGACTACGCACATCACAAGCCAAATATGTTTCACGGCAAAGTTATGAGTCCTTGGCAAATTAGAGATAAGAGCGGAATCGATTGGATGTGGATGGCTCCACAATGGCATCAAACTAATCCATTAGAATATTGGACTGTACCAGCAATAACAGAATTCAAATATCAACACGCCTCACTAGTAAACATTATGGTTCCGTTTAATACTGAACTAAAAGTTGAACCTGGCGATCCGTGGTTACATTTAGTTCCACTGTCTGATAAAAGAATAAAAATAAAAACTCATCTTGTAACAAGCCAAGAACTAGGGAAACTTAATAGCCTAATGATGGGTGTTGGTAGTTACTCGAAATTTATTACACGTATGAAGAGGAAAGGCAAATGACTATGAAAGCAGGAAAAATTTGGGGACAAACAGAATTAATTCATGCAAACGGTGTGCTAGAATTTCACCGTATTGAATACAAAGCAGGATATAAATGTTCAGAACATGAACACAAATATAAATGGAACGGATTCTTTGTTGAATCGGGCAAGATGCTTGTCCGTGTTTGGCAAGATGACCAAGACGGATTAGTTGATGAAACTATTCTTGGTCCAGGGGAGTTCACGCAAGTGAAACCCGGAAAAGTCCACCAGTTTGAAGGTTTAGAAGATGGAGTCGCTTTTGAACTTTACTGGGCGGAATTTAATCACGATGATATCGTGCGTAGAACAGTCGGCTCCGAAGTAAAGAAAAGGAAGTAACATATGTTTACAAAACTACTAGACGGTGTGGATAAAGCACTAGCAACTAAACTAGTAATCTTACACACATTAGTAATTGCAGTCAGTAATTACTTGGTAACAATTAGATTTGATTTATTCCCAGGCGCAGAATTGCCTTTGTTTGGATCATTTCCACTAGCGGCGGCGGCGTTTACGTTTCCGATCGTAGTTGTTGCAACCGACCTTACAGTACGTATGGTTGGAAAGGAAGCAGGCCGTGCAGTTGTAGCAATGGCTATTCTACCTGCGATCATTGCATCAGTGCTTGTTCTATTAGCACTAGGTGATGAACACGCATACAGAGTAGGTATCGCTTCGGGTACTGCCTATGCAGTTGGAACTATGCTTGACGTATATGTGTTCCAACATATCCGTGAGAAGTACACAGAAATGTGGTGGGCGGCACCAGCAATTTCAACTATTGCCGCAAACATTATTGACACATATACATTCTTCTACACTGCGTTTTATCCAGCACCCTGGGTACATGGCGTAGCATTTAACAACACATTAACTAAAATTGTTGTAGGATTAATTGTATTCCTACCTGCATATGGTGTATTGTTAAGTTACCTAAAAGGTAAAATGAATGTCAAAGGTCAAGGGTAAACTTATTCCAGGCCAGGCATTGATATACGAGCGTGCCGACGGTATTGTGTACGCTCGATATAGAGATCCGCCCTTTAATAAATTACCTAGATGGATTGTTGGAGGAGTCCCTGAAAAAGGGCTCTTCCACAATCAACAAGAATTAGAGAAGTTATTAAAAGTTGCAGAAAGGGTACCAACACTTCAAAAGGCACTTGACAAAGTTGCTTTAATATGGTATACTATAAAAGATGATGAGAGATCCGAACAAAATATTTGAAATTGAAAAACCATTTCCTGATTGGATGGTGCAGTACATTGAAGACCAAACCAAAGATGTAAATTGGCAATTTGTAAGTGTACCTGAAGAACACGAGGAAGGGTTAAACTATAGAACGCCAGCATTGTTTACCAATGTAATGTTCTGTACCCAAAGCAACATACTTGATGATCATAAAGAACTTACAAAGTTATTGCACACTGCACTAACACGAGAAATTATTACTAATACAATTCCAGATGCACAAATTAATCAAGTAACAAGAACAAGATTAAATGGTACAGTTCAAGGAGTGTATTACGGTCCTCACAATGATGTTAGAAATGGACAACCAGGACTTTGGACGTTTGTGTACTATGTAAACGATGCAGACGGAGATACTATTTTCTTTTCAGACGAAGGCAAGACTGAAATGAAAAGAACAAAATATAAAAAAGGAAATGCAATCTTATTTCCTGCACATTATTGGCACACCATGGACGTGACAACTGTTCCATTACGTGTTAGTATAGGTATGACATATTCAATAGAGACAAAATTAAATGCAGAATAAATTACCTTTAAAAGATGTACTTGCGGCAATTGACATGGGTGCTAAAGAAGTTTGGGATGAACTATCTGATGAACATCGTAAACAAGTTTCGTTTTATTTGTTAAACAGATATGCAAGTGTAGTAAAAGGTAAACGTGAAGCACAAGAACTTGCTGTGTTTAAAACAAATGAATACTACAACAAACATTATTTTACACTAGCCAAACATCAAAAACTTATGTGGCAACTATTGTGTATGACGCAAAGTGCTGAAAAGAAAATTAACTATCACGAGTGGATTGGCTATAAGAAAAAAGGCACAGACAATAATAGTAAGATGGGAAAAGAACTTGAAAGAATTTTTCCTAATATGAAAACCGATGAAATTGCAATGCTTACTAAGTTGAATACTAAAAAAGAAATTGAAAAGTATGTAGAGGAATTCAATGGCAAAAACTAAAGGAACAAGACTGTTTACATTTGGTTGTAGTCTAACTAGATATCATTGGCCAACTTGGGCAGATATCCTAGGACAAAGTTTTGAAGAGTTTTACAACTGGGGTAACCGAGGTGCAGGTAATAGACAAATACTCGAACGTTTTTCAGAAGCAGTTGCTAAGAATGCATTCCTACCCGATGATGTAATTATTATTCAATGGACAGACTATCATAGGTTTGACTATCATATGTGGAATCCTGAAGCACACGAAACTTGGTATCCAGGCGGTGGTCTCTTTAGTAACACAGAACAAGACCCAACTAAAGGACTTGTAATTAGTAAACTGTGGAATGAACAAAGTTATCAAATGCACAGTTTAAATTTTATTCAAGCAGGTGTGGCACTAGCAAGAACAACAAGATGCAGAGTATATATGACGTTTGCACACGATCTACGTCCTGATTTTAACACAGGCGAATTCCAAGGATACAAAAAGATGATGCAAAATTCTTTTTGGTTGCCTGGAGATATGTATAGTTGGCTCATAGTAAATCATGATAAACGTTTAAGTTTCCAAGGTGCAGATATGGGTAACCTTAGTGATGAACCTCAGATCGATCATCACCCAACTCCAATTATGTATTATCATTGGTTGAAAGAAAGAATTAGCACAAGGCTTAATCTGCAAATAGATAAAGACTTTGCAACAAAAATGCAACACGCATTAGAGAATACAAAGATATACAACGACATCGGTGAGTCTATTTTAAATGCGGGTTACGATACAAACAAACATTACGTTAGGGGTTATTAATGACAAAGCCATACGTTTGTCAATACTGTAACACAGGATATACAAGAGAAAAAACTCTTGCTGTGCATATGTGTGAGCAAAAACGTAGAGCATTGCAAAAGAACGAAAAGCACGTTCAATTAGGTTTCTATGCATTTGAACGATTTTATCAACTGTGTCAAAATCTACAAGGATCAAAAACATATGAAGAATTTTGCAAATCACCTTACTATAATGCTTTTGTTAAGTTTGGTTCCTTTGTTTCAAATGTACGACCTCTATATCCAGAAAAGTATGTTGACTATGTGGTCACTTCAGGGGTCAAACTTGACCACTGGTGCAGAGATGAATTATACGAAAAGTACGCACTCGAACTTATTAAAAAAGAAGGCGTTGAAACAGCAGTAGAGCGTTCTATCAAAACTATGATGGATTGGGCTGATGCAAACAATGCTCCGTGGACACACTACTTTCGGTACGCTAGTTTAAATAGAATAACCCAACAACTTAAAGACGGTAAGATAAGTCCTTGGCTAGTACTCAATTCCAAAACCGGAAAAGAAATGTTATCAAAGTTCAGCGATGAACAATTAGAAATAGTATATCCTGTAGTCGATCCCCAACACTGGGCAATGCGTTTTAAAAGATCACCTGCTGATGTAGAATTGGTAAAAGAAATTGCTGAAAAGGCTGGAATTTAATTTGACTTTAGATTTTAAAATGTGTATAATGTAATTATGGAAATAGATAGAGAAAAATATAAAGTAACATCAAATCATATAGGTCCAGACGGCGAAAGTGTTGATAGACTTTATGGCGGCGGCGCTGGAACTAATTCTTTAAGAGTTGTTAATAGAGATTACACAGAGTATAAAGGTAATATTAAAAAAGTTAGTATTATTAAAAAAGATATGAGTGGTAATAACTTTAGAAGTCATGTTTACAAAACAGATGACAATAGATGGTTTGATCGTTGCGGATTACCAATCGCCAAACCAACCAATGTTAAAGAGGAGGACGAAGATGTTACACAAGATTAGTCAGTTTTGTGATAAGATAGATTCGATTAAAAAAGACGCAGACAAACTACGAGAATACAAGTACGGTGAGAACAAAAGAACTAATCAAGAGATTGATAATTTAATTGCACAAATACAAGCAGACTGTTATCTAGTATCTCAAGATAAAAGTACATACCCAAAAGAAAAATAATGCCTGATATTGATATAGATTTTGCAGACAGAGATGTAATACTTGATAAACTAAAACATCGAGTAGCAAAACTTTCTACGGGTAAAAAACATAACACCGGAATTTATGTTACTGAAATTCCACACAATCCGGTTGACAACATATCAACTATCGACTATGAAACAGCAGAGGATAGAGGCTACTTTAAACTAGATTTTCTTAATGTTTCGATATATACTGATATAAGAGACGAACAGCATCTCTTATCACTAATGAAGAAAGAGCCACTATGGGAATTACTCACGCACAAAGAATTCAGCGACAAATTATTTCACGTCGCAGGACACTCTACCGTCCTACAACAGATGAAGCCGACAACTATAGAACAACTAGCCGCAGTCCTAGCGATGATCAGACCCGCCAAACGTTATCTGATTGGGAAAGAATGGACTTTGGTGATGAAAGAGATTTGGACTAAACCTTCGGACGACGAGTATTACTTTAAGAAAGCACACGCAATGGCTTATGCTGTTGGTGTAGTTGTACACATGAATTTGTTATGTGAGCAACTTAACGAGGCTTCCTAATCAGTTGGACCGAACGTCTTTTTACTCTTTTAACGGATAAGTTTTTTAAATTTACACAAGGACCGTGTATTACTTTTACATCTTTACTGTTCATGTTTACCATGCAGTATCTAAATGATTCCATCTCATGCCTTAAAAAGATATTAATAGGAATCATTCGATTTGATTCCCACCACCAAACTTCTCCTAAACTTAGGAATATGTCCTGATGCTCTTTAGTTACTATGTCTGAGTAGACATACATACTTGTGATGAAATTATCTTGGTTGTTGATGATCCCGACATACTCCTGGCCACCGTATGTAACCACGCTTAAGAACGGGAATTTTTCTTCAATGTCTTTTCTTAGCATAACTCGATATTAATAAATATGTGTAAGGGAAATTAAAAAAATATGCAACTTACACCCAGATATTTAGTCAATAACAAAACCATTCTCGTAGCAGATTTGGCTACGGGTGTTGCAACGGAGTATAGACCAGTGTACGCAAAAAATTTACAAGTATATCGAGGTATCGACAATGTCCTTACTTTCGAAGTTAAAAACAATGATCAAAAGAAAGTAAGTATTCTTAATACTTACACACCTAAGTTTGTAGCCTTTGATTCAAACAATACAATGGTGCTTGAACTAACAGGAACTGTTACAGAAACTACTACGCCAAGCAAAGTAGGACAGTTCGAAGTTAAAGTTACAGCAAACGATGTATTAAATTTAAAAGATCAGTTCTTAACATATCACGTACACTTAATTAAAAACTCTGATGACACTGCTGTATTGACTTATGCAAATGCTCACTTTGAGGCTTGTGGAAATATTCAAATATCTAGTTGTGCATTCCCTGGACCTAAAGAGTCATACTCTGTACAATCATTTACTGAAAACAACAGCACTTGGTACAGTGAAAAAATTGATGCAGAGCCAGCACTAAATGGAAATGAAGCATTACACACTGCGGCTATCTACTCTACAGGATTTGACGGTGAAGTAACTATCCAAGCAAGTTTAGAAAATCAAAATCCAACTAATTGGGTAGACGTTGCTAATTTAACTCTTACTAGTCCAACAGAACCAATGTATGTAAACTTTAACGGAATCTACAGTTTCATTAGAGCCAAGTATACCAAAACCAATTCTGGAACAATTGATAAAGTTCTCGTCCGAAACTAGTTGACTTTACTTGCGACTTATACTATAATAATAGTATGAGCATCGTATCGGATACATTACATCTGCACCTACCAGCAAAACGTAAAACAACTCCAAGTGGTTGGACTAGTTTTAATGCACCCTGTTGTGTACACAACGGAGATAGTGCTGACAAACGTCAACGTGGCGGTTTGATTGCTAATGGCGATGGCGGTATTTCATATCATTGTTTTAACTGTGGATACAAAGCAAGTTGGACTCCGGGTAGACAGTTAAGTTATAAAATGCGTAAACTTCTACAATGGTTAGGAGTTCCAGATGATACTATTACTAAACTTGCACTACAATGTTTACAAATTGCAGAAGTTGGAAAAACAAATATACAAATCGAACTTCCAACATTTGAAACAAAACAACTTCCGAAAGATGCTAAACCTATAAACGAAAACACTCCATTAAATGTTATAGAATATTTACAAACACGTAATTTGTATCTAGAAGATTATAAATTTCACTGGAGTCCTGAATTCAAAGACAGAATCATTATTCCTTTTTATTACAAAGGGGATGTTGTAGGATATACCGCACGTAAGATTACAGACGGTAATCCGAAGTATCTAAGTGACCAACAACCTGGGTATGTGTTCAATATCGATGCTCAAACGTATGAACGCAAATACACAGTAGTTGTCGAAGGTCCGTTTGATGCTATTGCTGTAGAGGGTGTAGCCTTGCTTGGTAGCGAAATCAAAGACCAACAGGCTATGCTCCTTGACAGTTTAAATACAGTTAAAATAATTGTTCCAGATAGGGACGAAGCAGGTAGTAAAGTTATTGACGAAGCAATTGATTTGGGTTGGTCGGTTAGTATGCCTGAGTGGGAAGAGAGTATAAAAGATGTAAATGATGCTGTGCGAATGTATGGGAAAGTTTATACTTTATATTCAATTATAAAATCTGCAGAAAGCAGTGAATTAAAAATTAGACTTAGGAGTAAAAAATGGTTTGGTTAAAAACTTTATGGCAAAAGATTACAAAGCCATATACAGAATGGAAGGAGAAGAGACGTTTGAAAAAACGAATCGAGGAACTT